TCCCTTTGATGCCAGTCGAAGCAATAGGATCACCCGATACCAGATTAGAAGCAATGGCTGCCCGTCCAGCCCTTAAATCTGCGGGACTCGGAGTTCCTCTGAACGCGCTAGTCGGCTGTACGTAGTTAAGAATTTGATCAGGTGTCGTGGCACCCGAAGCTATTGCCTGCCTACCGATAGCCAAGTCGCCAACAGTGGGCGTTCCCTTGAATTTATTAGCAGACGTAAAGAAGTCGATGCCTACTTTCTCAGCGTCCCCAGTCGGGTTATAGACCGGTTTAGCCCCGACCGTGGCTTTCGCAGCCTCTATAGCTTCATTGGTTTTGACAAGTTCTTCAGGGCTTACTTTTTCAAGCGATGGGATTGAAGCTTGTTGCAGCGATTGAGCAAGGTTTGCCCCGCTATAGGCCCCCAAACCAGCCATCAAGCCCTTCTTCAAGTCGCCTTCAATAAGGCTCGTTGCTCCGCCCACAATCAATGCGGTGCCCAACGCCTGACTACCAAATCCAATAGTCTCAGCAAACTTACCCAGTCCCGGCACGCCCGGCAGGATGGCACCAATAATGGTAGGGAGCAGTTTCTTAAGGAACGAGGCTTCGTACAGACCCGTTTCCGGGTTAATCGTCAGGCTACCACCGTGTGCCAAGGCAAGTTTCTGTAAGCCCTGAACCTCTTCGGGAGCCATGTGAACGAGCACAGAATCTCCGTTCCGACCACGGGAGGCCAGAAGGGAGGCAAGTCCTGCCTCGGGAGGATTCATGTATTTCGGGTCGTTGTTATACATACGCCCCCCGTGGGGTAAATTTGTTTAATAGTATCACTGGTTTGCCTCGTAGATCGACACCCACGAGACCGTCAGGATAATCGACGGGATGGCTGGGATGTTCCCGGTAGCGGCTACATACGGAATAACAACGGCTGTATCTGCCGCCTGCCAAGCCAACTCGAAATAGTCGCCTGCTTCCATCACAAGGACAAAGTTCCAAGCAGCCACGATCTCGTTGTTCGGGCCGTCGATGACAATCTTGGTGGCTGAGTCTGGGAGATTTATCCCGTTGATACGAGGCCATATATAAACGGCACTTGCTGAACCACCTGATTTGTCCAACTGTGCCGAGAACTGAAAGTTATAGACCCCAGTCTGATTTACGTAGATTTTGGAAGCAGGTGTTGACCGAGTAATTTGATACTCTGAAATAACAGAATTAAAACTAAATAGATTGACCGCATCAGCAACCGGATTTAATTGTGTCGTCGTATCAAAATACGAAGCGTGCGGTAACGGCGAATTAACCTTGTTGGTTATGCGGTTAAAGAAAAGGCGTAAGACGTTACCAAACTGATCTTGGTACCGCTGCTCGTATATAGCAGGAGCAATAGGTAGGTTAGGCGGTGTGATGTTATCGGCCATTACCGACGACCATCCGGGCGAACATCAATACGCATCATGCCCATCTGCCACGCTACACCAAGGGCAGTTGAGTCCAAACGGAACGCCATCTGACGACCACGAACTCTTGTATATACCTGACCCGTATACTGCTGAATCGGGATGACAGATGTACGAGTTACAGTCGGAGTGTCCGCAGCCGTGTAGTTACTGCCTGAGTTTTGACGGGGTTTAACGGTCAGCGTTACAGTCGGGTTTGCCGTTGTAGACCCTGTGAAGTTAAGGTCAGGCAAGATACGCCAGACGTACCCAAAATTCTGACCGTCTTGAATGTCAAAGTCAGACGATTCAATAAAGGCTTCAATAGGCAGCGGCGGGGTTACTGACTGATCATCGTTACCCACTTCGTGCAACATGGCCTGATTTGGCACGTAGTAACTGACCAACGTGTACTGGTCATGAGAAGCCGCCGTCGTGCTTTCTGCCCCACGAACGCAGCCAGTTAAAGTGTTGTTGCTGCGTCCTGTATACGTAATCTTTTCAGAGTCAATCTGAATAGTTCCAGCAGTCGGATACGTAGCACCGTCCGTAAGAGCAATCGTCGTAACAGAAGAATTAATTGCAGTGGCAAGATAGCCGGTCTGAATGCTGAAAGCCGCAATCGGGTAGTTACGCTGCGAATGTTCAGACCAGAACGTACGATTGATATTGCCGTAATACCAGATCCGCTCAAGGTAGTTATAGATCACATACCGATCATTAATCTGGCTATTGGCTGACGGGTAGAACCACCAAACTTCGTTGAAGCCTTCGTTAGAACCAGCCACAACCTGATCAAGTTGATCGTAGTTAATATCGCTAAAAATGAATTGGCGCAGGGTGCAAGGCAGTGTTTCAACACGACCAGAGTACATGAAGAACTTATCCCGACCCATCCAGTAAGTGACGTTGTTCACGTTCTGGAATGCATTCTGAGATGCAATGGATATATCTTGATCAAGCAGAGTGAACGACCACACAAACGGCGGTCCCACGTACTGCATAGAGAAGATGGCCGTATCCGTCCAAATCAGGATTTCTTGACGGGTATTGGTCGCCGTGCTGATAAACGAACCGTGCGACAGCGTTTGTTCACCTGACTGGTTCGTAACTGCCGGAACCCATTCGTACGCATTGCCTTGGTCAGACCAACGTACCAAAAGCGGGTCAAACGCCGTATCAAAGTTAGTTGGGTCGTACGGTGTGGCCCCACAGCAGATAACAAAGTCGTTAACCGGCGAGTCGATAATTACGTTGGTTTCGTTTGGAACAAACCGTCCGGCAAAACTAAACGACACCGCCGAAGCAGTTAACGAGCCAGACGTAGAAGCCGAAAGAGTGACCGAGGTAGTACCATTCCAAGCCGTAGTTACGTAAGTACCAACAGGGATATTGGTGCCAGAAACTACTGATCCGGTAGTAATGCCCGTCGCATCCGCAACAAGAATAGTCGAAGCGCCTGAAGCAGCCGTAGCCGTCGTAGACACTTTAATTGTGCTATTGGCCTTCTCTTCCAACGTAACTGCACGGGGCCACGAGGACGTATTGGTGGTCCAGAAATAAATCTCGCCGCCACGCTCGGCAAACATCAAATCGTTACCGTAGTTGAACATTGACCAGAGCCGCATAGGGATACCGGCACCGGTAGCAGAACCCCAACCACCTGAGCCCCAAGGCGGTCCACCCCAGCCGACGCTAGTCGTGTAGACGGCGTTGCCAGCGTCGATATCAAACTTGGCTATAACAAGTGACCCGCCACCCGTCGTGGTAGACCCAGCGTTAGCATCGGCATAAAACGTGAACGAATCGGCGTTCGGTACGGATTGAATCTCGTAGTCGCCACTAATTGTCAGACTGGCAACAGTCGTTGCGCCAGAAAAGTTTACATAAGTGCCGATACCCGATGCGTGTGCCGTGGCAGTAACCGTAATAAGACGGCTACCAGAAGTAGTCGAAAACGGGTTCTGAGACAGGGTAAGCGAGTTCCCCAGAGGCGTAATATCGTAATACTCGCCGCCAAGTTCTACGTAGACTTTCTGGTTGGTGCCTACGCCAAGCAAGTTCTGGCCGACATTAGTCACCCAGTTCCAGAGCATTCGGCAGACACCCTTAAACGTGCTGCCACCTACGTTCATACTCTGCCAGCCGCCAATTTTCTCAGCATAGCCGGATCGAAACCGAATCTTATCGCCAGCAAAAAAGCCGCCTTCATTGGCGTAGCTAGTCGATTCACGGTTCACGCCGGGGCGTAATTCAAGTTTCTGTAAGGGCATCTAGGCAACTCCTGACAGATACAACGCTCGCTCGTCGTTGCGGCGCTTTACCAGACCCGGCAGTACTCTACCACCCGCCTTCGTCCATTTCAGGAATTCGTCAGCCGCCTCGTCAAAGTCGCCCCGATTGGTCTTCATCCGCAGCGAACTACGCTGCAAATTGCCGAGACCCACGTTGAAGGCAAAAGATACGAGAGAATCAAAGACTCCTTGGCGACCAGAAGCAGCAGGGCAAAGTCTAAGAACGCCACGCTCAAACCTGCGAAGGTCTTGAGCAAGAATAGTATCCACCTCTCCCATACTAAGGATGCGGTCCCAGCCCTCGGGTATCGGTAGATTCTTGCGCTCCTCATACTTCACCGCAGCGTGAGTAGGGTCAATTACATGGCCGACGCCGACAGTCCACAAGAGAGCAGGACAGCGGTAAGGTTTATTCCTTACCCCCTCGTGATGTTTGATCATGTCGATGGCGGCGGGACTGACCTTCACCGCTTACCCCTTTTTCTGGAATGCTTGCGTCCCGAACCAGAAGGCGATAATTGAACTCAGAATTAGCATCTCGTCGTCCGAGAAGACATTCTCCATTGCAATCGCAAACGGGATGCCGGTGGTGTACGCATACCAAACCCCGGCGACATTCAGTGCCACGAGTTCCAGCACGAAGATGTAAGTCACGACCGGACGCACCGAAGCGCGAAGATTGATCATCCATTGGGACGCACCTTTGCCAATCTCGACATCGTGCTGGTAGAGAGCCTGACGTTCTTCGGC